CGTGTACACCGAGGCCGGCAAGCAGGTTGTGGAGGATAGCAAGGGGCAAAGGCTGCCCATGTACACACTGAAGCGCCAGCTGATGAAGGCGGTTCACAACATTGAAATCAAAGAGACTTGATCATGCAATTTAAGAAGAAGCCTGTTGTCATTGAAGCTGTCCAGTGGAGAAAGGGAGACGCCCCGCAGCCGCGCATGAACCCTTACGGAGGTTCGGTGCTTGAGCAATTTCCACAATATGAAGGTTTCTATTTCATAGAAACACTGGAAGGGAATCACCATGTCAGTGATGGTGACTGGATCATCACTGGTATCAAGGGCGAGCACTACCCCTGCAAGCCGGACATCTTCGCTGCGAGCTATGACGCTGTTGCCGGTGCATCGGCTGGCTTTGTGAATGGCTGCTTTGGTGATGCCATTGCTCACCTCAAGGCGGGTGGTCGTGTGGCTCGTGCAGGCTGGAACGGCAAGGGCATGTGGCTGTCCCTTTCCTGTGATGGCTCTCGCGAGATCCCGGCCGAGAGCTTCTGGTCACCACATAATGCCGAGTTCGCCCGCGAGAATGGCGGCAAGGCAACGGTGCTGCCCAGCATCACTATGAAGACTGCGACCGATGAAATCCTGATGGGTTGGCTGGCTTCGCAGACTGACATGCTGGCGAACGACTGGCAGTCTGTGTGAACACCCAAGCAGCCGCCCGCCGAATCTGGGAGTCCGTGCCGCGCCGAGAGTGGCCGGACGTCCTGGAGAAGGAGCCAGAGCAGATGACCATCAACGGTGTCGTCTGGATTCAATGGCGGGAGGGGGTGCGGGAGGCATTGCACATCAGCTGGTTACGGCGAGACACAACCGTCATCTATGGCGGCATGCTCCCAGAGCGGAGAGGCTGCAGCATTCCTGACCATTCCGAGACCCCGTAGTGTTGCTCGTGGCGTGATTCAACCGCGCATGGATGCGCCCCGCAAGGGATGCGTGGCCGGATGGACATTCGCGATGCTGGGCTGTTAGTGGCCGATTCTCCTATCGGCCTGAAGCCGACTGGTCTCGGCCGAAAAACGCAGGTCAGTGAGTAAACGGCAAGACGGGTCAATTCAGCCCTGGAACTGGTAGCCGTGCCGGTGTCGAAAAAGCGGTGCAACACCCCATAGCAGGGTAGAGCAGTTGGTAGCTCGTTGGGTTCATAACCCGAAGGTCGCTGGTTCAAGTCCAGTCCCTGCTTCCACATTCTGGTTTCGCTTCACCCTTTGAAGCACGCGGCCCGCACTTTGCGGGTCGTTTCATTTCTGACCACTGCAGCTTCCGGAGAATGTGAGTCCTGATCGTCTACATCAATAGACCAACACGGCCCATTCACATGAAAAAAGGAAGCATCATGGCGGAACCGACAACGAGTGGCGCTGCCGTTGGCTTTGCTGCATTCAAGTTCATCGGGATACCGTTAACGGCCGCCAGCCTTGGCGCTGCCATTGCCTTCATGCTCATGCCTCCGCAAAAGCCAGAAGAGTGGTTCCCTCGGTTGTTCATCACCTTCCTGTGCTCATTGTTCGTTGGCCCCATTCTGTTTTTCCTGTTCGCCTCGACCGGTACTGGCGCAGCAATCATAGCCACTGCGGTCCATGAGCTGTCAGGCGTCCATATCGGCCCGCTCATCGTTGATTCCAGCTATGTGAAGCTGACGATTGCTGCCCCTTTCTTCATGTTCGGTGGCCTGCCTGGCTGGTACATGCTCGGCTGGATCATGCGCTGGATGGATAAGCGCAAGGACAAGGATGCCGGCGAGATCCTGACTGAGGTGGGCAACGCCTATAAGAGGTGGCGCCCATGAATGCCGCCGCCCTGTTTGCAGAACCGTCTTACCTCGCCATCGCCCGCAAGTACGAAGGCACCAAGGAGGTCAAAGGCCCCAAGCACAATGGCCTGATCCTCGGATGGTGGAAGCGTATCAAGCGTGGCGGCATCAAGGATGACGAAACCCCGTGGTGCGCTGCCTTTGTTGGTGGTGTCCTGGAAGAGGCCGGCATCGTCTCCAGCCGTTTCGAGTCCGCCAACAGTTACCTCAAGTGGGGTGTTCCCGTTGCCAAGCCGGTCCTCGGCTGTGTCGTCGTCTTCAAGCGCGATGGTGGCGGCCATGTCGGCTTTGTCGTCGGTGTCGACAAGTTCGGCTGCCTGATGGTGCTGGGTGGCAATCAGGGCGACACGGTGAGCATTCGCCCGTTCGACCGCGCCCGAGTGATTGGTTACCGGATGCCGCCTGGCTGGAAGGTTCCACTGGTGCTGCCTGCGCTCCCTCTCTTGGCCAGCGATGGTCGCCTCTCCACCAATGAGGCCTGACCCATGGACTTCATGAGCCCCTTCACTGTCAGTCTGCGCACCCTTGGCTTCATTGTGCTGCTGACTGCGGTCATTGTCTTCCTGCTGACGCTCTGGCTTGGGCATGCGATGTTCTCGCCAGCCCCAATGCCGGCATCAACGGAAACAATACGGATGGGCTCTGTCCAGGAGGATGGATCGGTCAAGGCACCCCGAGTGCCGGTGGCCGCACCGAACCTGCCTCCGGCACCACACATCATTCCCAATGGATCGGTCGAGAAGCGCCGGATCAGCGTGACGGTGAAGCCGAATCCTCCCATTCGCGACATCCCCCCACTCAGGCCGGATGCCTCTGGCATGTGCCCAGTGCCCAATACGCTGGTATGCCCTCCAGTGACAGTAAACCTGTCGCTTATTGAGGATAGCGACAGAGGCCACAGCGTTATCGCCAGCTCGCCAGATGGCACAGTGGTCGAGAGCATCGACATCCCCATCTTCGACTTCCGCGAACCGCCAACCCCGAATGCCGTTCACGTCTTTGGCAACACCAGCCAGAACGTCTACTCAGCCTCCTACACCCGCACGCTCACTCTCTTCAGGAAGAAGGTCGACGTGGGCGCTGCTGTCTTTCACACCGATACCGGCGAGATCGTCCCCATGGCGGGTGGCGGCTTCAGGTTCTAGGTGACCCCAAGAGGCATAGGCGCATGAGTGCCAAAGATAAGAAGCCAGCAGCTCCCAAAGCAGCAAAGAGTCCGGTCCCGAAGAAGGCAGCAGGCCGCCCGACAAAGACTGAGCGCACCATGACTGCTCAGCAGCATGCGTTTGTCCGTGAGTATCTGGTTGACCGGAATGCCACTCAGGCCGCCATACGCGCTGGCTACAGCAAGAACAGTGCCTCCAAGCTGGGCTTTGACCTCCTGAATAATCCCCTAGTTCGTGCTGCGGTAGAGGAAGGGGAGAAACGCCTGGCCGAGGCGACTGACATCACGGCTGAGAAGGTGCTCAAGCGGTATTGGGCGATTGCCACGGCGGATCCGAACGAGCTGGTAGAGCATCGTATCGGTGCCTGTCACTACTGCTGGGGAAGAGAACACCAGTATCAGTGGACGCCAGCCGAATATGAGAAGGCAGTAACCAAGTCTCGCAAGGCAAATGAAGAGACGGAGCCTGATTGCATCGGGGGCTTGGATTACAACAAGACGCGCGAGCCGCATCCAAGCTGCCCTGAATGTCATGGCGAGGGAGTTCCGTACACAGTCATCAAGGACACGCGAACGGTGACTGGTGCTGCCCGCATGCTGTATGCCGGGATGAAAGAGGGTAAGGAAGGCATCGAAATCAAGCTGCACAACCAACTGGATGCCCTTAACAACGTGGCCAAGCACCTCGGCATGTTCGTGGAGAAGAAGCAGCACGAGCTTACTGGCCCGAATGGAGGGCCAATCCAGACGGAAACCCGTGTTGTCGTGGTGCCGGCAAAGAACAAGGCCGAAGTCAGCGTGAAGCCTCTGCAGAAGGATGGTGATAGCTGATGCGTCAAAGGCCGGCTTCCGCCCCGGTTCCCAATGAGCTGGCAGCTGTTATACAGAAGATTGTCTGGGAGCCAACTGAAAGGCAGTCCGCCTTTCTGGCCTGTGACGACTTCGAAGTTCTCTATGGTGGAGCCGCAGGAGGTGGCAAGTCTGACGCATTACTGATTGATGCTCTCTGTCTGCAGCATGAGGGAGCCTACAACCCCAAACACCGTGCCATCCTGTTCCGCCGATCTTTCCCTGAGCTGCGTGACCTGATTGACCGTGCTCTTGAGTTGTATCCGCTCATAGTGCCTGGTGCGCAGTACAATCAAACCGAGAAGGTCTGGACCTTCCCGAGTGGCGCCAAGGTCGAGTTTGGCTACCTTCAACACGACAATGACCGCCTTAAATACCGTGGCCGTGCATGGAACTACATCGGCTTCGATGAGCTGACATTGTGGTCCACCTCTGTCTGCTACCTGTACCTGTTCTCTCGCTGCCGTTCACCTGACACATCCCTGCCACGTTACATCCGCTCAACCACTAACCCTGATGGCCCCGGCCAGAAGTGGGTGATGGAGCGTTGGGGGATTCAGCAGGATGGACGTGAAACAAACCTGCCAGTAGACATCATTGATGAAGAGTTGGGCGTGGTCACCACCATGCGTCGTCGCTTCATTCCAGCGAAGCTCTCGGACAACCCGCATCTGACAGGCACCGGCTACCGTGAAGCGCTGCTTCAGATGGATCCGGAGGAACGTGATTCCCTGCTCAAAGGCCTCTGGAAGGGCAACAAGGTCAAGGGCGCGTACTACCTCAAGGAAATGCAGAAGCTCAGGGCCAATGGCCGCATCCGGCGCGTGCCGTATGAACCAGGGTCTCCTGTATACACCTTCTGGGATCTGGGGATGAATGACACTACGGCGATCTGGTTTTATCAGTTCGTTGCCGGTGAGCACCGATTCATTCACTGCTATGAGAACAGCGGGGAGAGTCTGGACCACTATGCGCAGTATCTGCTGTCGCGTGGGTACAACTACGGCGGCATTCACTACCTTCCGCATGATGCCGCAAACCGAAGCCTTCAAACTGGCAAGAGCACACAGGAAATCATGCAGGAGCTGCTGCCTGGCCATCGCTTTGAGGTTGTGCCTCGTATTGAGCGTGTTATCACCGGCATCAATCAGACCCGTATGAAGATGTCTGGCAACGTCTACATCGATGAGGTGGAGTGTGCTGACGGCATCGCCGCCATGGACAACTACAAGAAGAAGTACAACGAGAAGACGGATTCCTACATGGATGAGCCTCTGCATGACCGGTATTCCAACTATGCCGATGCATTCCGGCAGTGGGGCCAAGTGCAAGTTGCAATGAGGGGCACGGGCGGATCCAAAGGCCGCAGCCGGCCCAGCTGGAAGCGCGCGTAGTTTCTGACCAGTGCCACCCCGGCAATCCTCGCTTCCATTCTCTGGAGGCGAGCATGAGTCAGGCTCTCAGCACTATTCCCGGCGTCAAGAAGACAGGCGCGAACATCATCGCCCATGCCGTCCCTGAAGACCGGCACATGCGCGTTTTCATTACCAACGTCGAGTTGAGTGCCGGCAAGAGCGAGCCAGCCCTGTTTGTCGGTCGTCGCCAGTTCGGTTACGGCAAGTCTGTCGTTATCCCTCTCTCTGTCGCCTGGACATACAACGAACCGGAAATGCTCACGAGCAAGCTGTGGGCTGCTGCCAATCAGCTGTTCGGTCGTCCATCAAGGGCAGAGGCCCATCTGGTGGCCGATGTCATCTTGCGCCACCTCCCTGAGCTGTTCACGCACGCACCCGAGAAAATGGAGTCGCACGCAGACTGGCAGAACCGCATGGCGGCTGTCGGCCTGAAGGTCGAGGACTCCGAGGGCAATGTGCTCATTGATCTGACGGAGAAGTCCAGTGGGCGCATCCAGCACTGAAGACATCATTCGTGAGCTCAATGGCCATGACGGCCGTGAGCGTGCCATTCAGGCGGATAACCGCCACGAAATGGCCACGGATGAGGACTACTACGATGGCATCCAGTGGAATGCTGACGACAAGGCAGAGCTTGAGGAACGTGGCCAGCCCGCCAACACCTACAACGAATGCAAGCCGATGGTGCAATGGATTCTCGGCACCGAGAAACGCTCGCGTACGGACTGGAAGATCGTTCCCCGGGCAGAGGATGATGTAAAGCCTGCTGCTGCCAAGACCAAGCTGTTCAAGTACATCAGCGACATCAACAAGGCGGAATACCAGCGAAGCATGGCCTTTGCCGATGCCATCAAGGCCGGCTTGGGCTGGCTTCGTGTGGCTGCTGAATACGATGAGTTCGGCAAGCCGAAGATCGTCTACAAGCATTGCTCGTGGCGTGAATTCTGGATCGACTCTCGTTCCCGTCAGCCTGACTATTCCGATGCGCGCTACCTGATCCGCAGTCGTTATATCGATGTCATGGATGCCAAGTCATTCTGGCCAAAGCACGCAGCCACGATTGATCTTGAGGCGCAGAGCGACCGTGCTATCTCCACGCCTGATGTCAGCGATGATCCGCTGGAAGATGAGTTCTACGGTAGCAATCACGCCAACAGTGGCGGCAATGAACGCAAGCTGGTCCTCGTCAGAGAGGGCTGGTATCGAAAGAGTGAGCGCGTGCAGCTGCTGCGCGGCATGGATCACCCCCTTGATGGCCAGGAGTATGACAAGACGAATGTCATGCACGCCATGGCAGTCGAGAACCGTGAGGTTGACCTGATCTGGGTCACCCGCAAGAAAGTCTACGTCTGCATCTGGATCAATGAAACCTGCCTGCATCACCAGGCAACGCCCTACAAGCATGACCGATTCCCGTATGTACCGGTCTGGGGTGAGCGCTTCGGGCGCAATGGCCAGCCTTATGGCGCCATCCGTCAGGCCCGTGACCCGCAGGACTCCCTGAACAAGCGTCTCAGCAAGGCCCTGTACCTGCTGTGCACTCGCCGTGTCGTGATGGACGAAGACGCAGTTGAGAACCTTGATGAGCTTGAGGATGAGTTGGCACGGTCTGACTCCATCATCAAGAAGAAAAAGGGATCTGACCTTGAGATTATCGAGAATGCCCAGCTGGCCGCTGGCCACATCGATATGGCCAACCGTGACAGCGCGCAGATCCGCGTGTCCACTGGCGTTACCGGTGAAAACCTCGGCATCGAGACCAATGCCACCTCCGGCATCGCCATGCAGCGCCGGCAGGAGCAGGGCACAGTCGTTACGACAACCGTATTCGATAACTTGCGCCTTGCCACCCAGATTTCAGGGGAAATGGTTCTCTCGCTGATCGAGCAGTTCATCACTGAGCAGATGCAGTTCCGTATCACTGGCGCCCGCAACAAGGACGAATTCATCACCGTCAATGACGGCACGCCTGAAAATGACATCACCAGGTCGCAGGCCGATTTCATCGTGGCCGAGCAGGACTGGAATGCCTCTATCCGTCAGTCGATGTCCATCGAGCTGATGCGCCTGGCTGGTTCTTCCTCGTTGCCAGCACCAGCCATGATGGTTCTGGCGATTAGCTCGCTTGAGCTGTCCGACCTGCCGAACAAGGACGACATGGTTGCGGATCTTCGCAAGGCGCTGAACCTGCCGAACCCGAATGCGTCCGAAGAGGAACAGATTGCCGAGAAGGACGCCGCTGATCTTCAGGCTCAGCTGCAGCAGCAGATGGTTGAGCTCGACATGCGTCTCAAGGAAGCCAGCGTGCACAAGGCAGAAGCCTCTGCGCAGCGTGACCTTGCCTTTGCCCAGAACCACAAACTGGAAGCGCTGGTGAAGGCGTTTGAGACGGCCGGGATCATTACCGCTCGTGGCGATCTGGCTCCTGCTGCTGATGAAGTCCTGCGCAACCTGTCCACGATCACGGCAGAGGAAGCACCTCCTGCTGCCCCGCAGGCAGAGCAAGAAATGCAGCCGGGTATTCCTGACCAGTCACAGGCTGGGAATGATCAAGCCTCTATTTCAGCCCAACAACCCTGACGCAGGAGTGTTATCAAATGGCCGTTGATGCCGAAACACAAAAATTACTGGATGAGGTAGCCGAAGAAGAGGCCTCTGCCGCAGCTGGCCAGCCTGTCCTTGATATCGAGGATGGCACGCAAACCGATACTGGCTTCGATCATGAGCATCATGATGACGATGGCGGCGACGATCAGGGCGATGGCCTTGATGACGAAGACACCGATAATCCTGATGGCAAGGATGATTCAGCTGATGATGTCGACACCGGCAAGACCGATGACGACGACAAGCAGGTTGATGACGACCTTCCCGAAGATGAAGATGGCATGACCCTTGCCCAGTCCGTTGCCGAGAGCCGCGTTGATGAGCTCAAGGCAAAGGAACAGGAAGTTGACGGCAAGCTGGATGAGCTTGAAAAGCAGTACGAAGACGGCGATGTCACTACTGCTGAATACAACAAGAAGATGCGAGTCCTGAATCGCGAGCTGACGGATGTTGTCTCTGACCGCAAGGCTGAAGAAATCCGCGTCACGAATGCTCATGAGTCGGTCAATCGTGAATGGAGTCGTGCACAGAAGGCATTCTTCAAGGAAAACCCTGGCTACGAAGATCCGAAGTCTCCCTTGTACCGTGCGCTGGATGCCGAAGTCCGTGCCATCACTCGTGATCCTGAAAAGCAGCACCTGACCTTTTCGCAGGTACTGCACAAGGCCAAGTCCGAGCTGGCTAAGGCCTTTGGTACTGCGCCAGGCAAGAAAGCCGTTTCTGACCACGATGACAAGAACAAGACTCAGGGTAAGCCGAGGAAGCAAGCAGCACAACTTCCTCCTTCGCTGGACGATCTGCCTTCGGGCGCTGAGTCTCAGCAAAGTGAATTTGCGCACCTTGAAAAGCTGTCTGGCACTGCGCATCGTGATGCGTTTGCCAAGCTCACCAAAGAGCAGCAAGACCGGTATTTGGCAGGTTCGTGATGTCAGTAATGACAACGGAACTTAGCCCGGGAGAAACGCTCCGCATAGGTGAAGCGGAAATCTCCCTGATTGAAAAGCGCGGGCAACGTTGCCGCATAAAAATCTCAGCGCCGCAAGAGGTGAAAATCTCTCGCGAGCGCGGAGACTCAACAGGCGCAGGAGTGCCACATTTCACAAAATGTGAGAGGTGACACTCATGTCCGGTACTCGTCGGATTCCGTTTGGCAGCCCGCTTGCGATCAAGCGCTGGTCTGCTGCTGTACTCAACAAGGCCAAGACCGATTCGATCTGGGCCCCCCTCATTGGCCAGGGCGAAACTGCCAATACGCCGGTCGTTGAAATCGAAGACTTGCGCTCCGAAAAGGGCGACAACGTAACGATTCATCTGGCCGTGCCTATCGGTGGCGCTCCGGTTGTTGGTGATGACCGTCTGGAAGGCACTGAAGTCGACCTGTCGCTGTACACGGATGACGTGGCCATCGACCTGATGTCGAAGTCCGTGGATTGCGGCGGCCTGATGTCGAAGAAGCGCACAGTGGTTGACCTGCGTATGTACGCGAAGGATCAGCTGTCTGATTACTTCACCGGCGTCCATGACGAGCTGCTGTTCATGTACTCCGCTGGAGGCCGTGGCATCAACCCTGACTTCCGCTGGCCGCTGGGCTTCACCGGTCATGCCGGCAATGCCTTTGAGGCTCCGGACTCTGACCACATCATCTATCCGGGTTCGGTGGCTTCCAAGGCCACTCTCACCTCTGGTGATGAGTTCAGCCTGGACCTGATCGAAAAGGCCCGTACCCGCATCCAGACTCTGGGCGGCAACGCCTCCGAGATTCCGGAAATCCGTCCGATCAAGATCGGCGGCAAGAGCGTGTACGTTGCCATGCTTCACGAGTGGCAGATGCACAAGCTGCGTACCACCACTGGCGAAGGCAAGTGGCTGGACCTGCAGAAGGCTCTGGTGCAGTCCAATGGCGAGAAGAACGCCATCTTCACCGGTGCTGAAGCCATGCACGCCGGCATCATCCTGCGCTCGCACAAGAACGTGGTGCGCTTCGGTGACTACGGTGTTGGTGCCAACGTTGCAGCAGCTCGCGCTGTCGTGATGGGCAAGCAGGCACTGGGCATTGCTTACGGTGATGTGGGCAAGGGCTATGCCGCTGACTGGCACGAGCAGAAGGAAAACCGTGGTGCAAACCCGGTTATCACGGGCCGCCTGATGGTTGGCGTCAAGAAACTGCGTTCCAACGGGCGCGATGTCGGCATGATGTCTCTCGACACTGCTGTCACCGCTGTCTAAGGCGCGAACTGAGGTGATGTGACATGACTACCCATACCGCTCCACAGCTTGCCCAGCCAACGCCTGTTGCAACGACCGGTACTGCAATTGCTGCAGTGCCGGGCAAGATTGCTCTTGCTGCGGCTGTTGCGCTCGCTGCCAACGATACCCTGCAGCTGGTGAAGCTGCCGGCGTATCACGTTCCGGTGGATCTGATTCTGGATGTTCCTGATCTGGATGACGGCACTCCGGCCATTCTGTTCCGTGTCGGCTTTATCGGTAATGCCGCCGAGTACAACGACGATGACGCTTTCGTGTCTGCTGGCTCTACGGCCGGCCAGGCAGGCGGCATCGTTCGTGCGAATGCTCCCGGCTTTACCCGCATTGCCCCGGCACCGGTGGACCGCATCATCGGTATTACCGTGAACACTGCAGCAGCTGGCGATACTCCTGCCCCCTGTGTGGTGTCTGCGGTTCTGCTCTGCCGTCAGCAGCAGTCGTCTCTGGGCGACTGATCCAAGAAGCGCAATCAGGGGGCGGAAACGCCCCTTTGATTTTTTCCAAGAGGATATAGCGCATGAAAATTGAAAGTCTGATCAAGCGTGCCAAGGGCACACAAGTTCGTCTGGGTAAAACCGATTACGATTTCCAGCCGGACAAGGGCGGTGCACATGTCTGTGAGGTAACAGACAAGGAGCATATCGCGCTCTTTCTGGCAGTCCGTGAGGGCTACTGCGTGGCAGGCGAGGCCCCTGCTGAACAGGACGAGCAGCAAGCGACTGATGTCGATGAATATCCGCTGGCCGGTATTGATGTTGCCAAGCTCACAAACAAGAAGCTGATGGAACTGGCTGGCAAGCATCTGGGCCTGACCGGCACCAACCGGGCAAAGGCAGTCGAGTTTGGTCGTGCCAACTTCGGCATTGATTTTTCTGCCGGAAAGGAAAAGGCGACCTACAACGACATCCTGCGCGCAATCATGACTCGCTGCGTTGCTGATGAAGATGAGGCAAAGCTGGAAGCGATGCAGAGTGGCCTTGAGCCAGAACCGGTGTAATGACTGATGAAGTGCCAGCAGCTCATTAACAATGTCCGAAAGGACTTGAGTGATCCCAAAGAGGTAACCTGGTCACAGGACGACCTTGAGGATGCTCTTGATGATGCGCTGCTGGCACTTTCATTGGTTCGCCCCGATTCAACTGCTGTCACCCAATCTATTCCCCTGATTGCTGGCACGAAGCAAGCGCTTCCGGCCGGCAGTCTTCGTGCCATCCGATTCCTCCGCAACATGGGCTCCGGTGCTGTTCCGGGCAAGGCCCTTCGCGTCGGTGATCGTGAAACCCTCGATGTCATGTTCCCTGAGTGGCATCAAGAAGTCGGTGATGAGGTGCACGAGGTCTTCTATGACCCGCTGATACCAAACGAATTCTATGTGTATCCCGGCATGGCCTCTTCTGGCGTGTACATCGAGGCATCTTTCCAGCGTGTTCTGGCGACGATCGTCAACGCTGAGACCGAGGATCTGCCTGTCGCTGACATCTATGCGCCAGCCCTGCATGAATGGATGCTGTACCGGGCATGGGGTGGGGATGATGAGTCTTCACCGAACTATGCCGTCGCCCGCGACCGTCGCTCCAATTTCTTCCAGCTGCTTGGCGTCAAGAGCCAGGCAGACATCGCCGTCTCTGCAAAGCCGTCGAGTAGCGTCAAATGATTCCGTACAGCGATTGGCTCAATGATGTTCATCCGGATGTGCCCGGCTGCCCGCGCGTCGTGGCAATTGATGCAATCCGGCAGACGGTGATCCGCTTCTGTCAGGAAAGCATGCTCTGGCGCTACAACATGGAGCCGCTGATTACCCAGATCGGTGTCCGTGAGTACGAGCTGGACTATCCGCTGGAGACTCGCGTCGTCAGCGTTCGGGCCATGAGCTGGAACGGCAAGAAGCTCGATGAAAAGAGCGCGGATGCTCTGGACGCAGAAGACCCTACCTGGCGTACCCGGAAAGGGCAGCCGAATGCCTATGTGTTCGATGACCCGAATACCATTCGCCTCTCGCACGAGCCACAGTCTGAATACGAGCTGGCCGCCACCCTGATCCTGAAGCCAACCCAGGCATCACAGACTTGTGGTGACATCCTCTTTGAGGAATACCGCAAGGAGATTGCGGCCGGGGCGATTTCAATGCTCATGCTGATGCCAAAGAAGCCGTGGACCGACTATGAGTTGGCCACGCAGAAGGAAGCCGTCTTTCTGACCGCTACCAGTAAAGCCAAGGTACGCGCATCAAGTGCCTTTGGCCGCCGCGTCCGGCGCCGGGGGACAGGAAGTTTCTTCTGAGGTGAATCATGGCACTGCGCACACTATCCATCGCGTTGGTAGACTTCGGGCTGGTGGCTGCAGCAGATTGCCGTGTCCATATCGAGCTTATACGCGCTGGTCGGGACTCCGGCAGTATTGTTATCCCAACCTACCGGGAGGAAATTCGCACAGACGTAGCTGGGGCGGCGACCCTTCAGGTCTGGCCCAATGACGAACACTCCCGTTATCACGTAAAAATCTACAATGCGCGTGGCTCTGTGGCAGTCAAAGGATACTTTGATATGCCGGAGGCGGATGTAGACCTGGCTGATATCATTGTTTTTGATGATCAGTTCACTGGCATTGCAGCTACAGCCGAACTAGCTAAAAAACTCACAATGAACAGCGACTGGGATGTCACGGCCAATGCAGGACTGCCAGCCGATCCGCGCAATAACTATGCATGGCGGCTGACGAATGTCCCAACAACTGGGCAGCCTATTGTGGATGACAAGCCTGTCAGATCGGGGCAGGTGGTTTATCGGAAGGATGGGCAGTGGCATCTGTTTGGTGGGCCAGGATTCTATATTGATGACTGGGCTGTCAATGCCGTTTCTCCTGCTCTCCCTGACGGCACCATAAAAGGAACTTTTCTCACGGTGGAGTCCATTTCTGGTGGCACGTCTTTTGTCCTGGCTGATCAAACGTTTCAGGTGGGCGATATCGCAATCGTGCTTGCCACAGATCCAGCTATCGATATTTTCAGGATTCCCAATCTTGGCGTAAGTGTCGGTGAGGCGGCCCTACTCATTGCTGAAGCTGTGAGTGCTCATTTGGAGGCGGTCAACCCGCATTCCCAGTACGTCCTTGGAAATGCGTTAGGACAAGCTAACGGTGTTGCAACGCTGGATGCCAATCAGCGCCTTGTGCAAGAAATAGACGCTTCGAAAATTTTCGGTGTTATCCCGGCAGTGAATCTCCCTGCCTATGTGGATGACGTGCTTGAATTTGCGAATCTCGCTGCATTCCCTTTGGTCGGTGCGTCAGATGTCATCTACGTGGCGCTCGACACTAATAAGACGTACCGATGGAGCGGGTCGGCATACATTGAGCTAGGCACCCAGTCAGTCTTTCAGTACGCCAATACTGCCGCTTTCCCAGTCACAGGCGCTGGCGCAACGCTGTACATCGCTGCAGACACGGGAATCGTCTACTGGTGGAATGGCGCAGCCTACGCAATCATCCTGTCCAGCTTGTTTGGTGTGCCCAACGGGGCGGCGACACTCGACGGTTCTGGCGTTGTGCCTGATGTGCAGCTGCCTAGTTATGCCTACGCCAATTTGGCTGCATTCCCTCCGGTCGGGGCAAGCGGGAAGATTTATCTCGCCCTGGATACAGGCAAGCTGTACACGCCGATTGCCGGGCCTGCGTATCAGGAGGTGAGTGCAGGACTGAGTGCAATCGCCACGATGACGATACTGGGCAACAACACAGTCGGTAGCGCGGTGCCAACGGCGCTGACGAAGACTGATGTGCAGACGCTTCTGGATATTGGCTGGGTACTGCAAATCCGGTCGACAGCAACCCCAAACGGCACGATACCTGTGCACCAAATAATCGCGACTGGCGCTGCAACTAACATTGATCTTGCGATTACTGCAAAAGGAACCGGGGCGCTACTGGCGCAAGTTCCTGACAATGCGACTACGGGCGGAAATAAACGAGGCACACGCGCGGTAGACCTGCAACGGTCGCGCAGCGCGGCAACGCAAGTAGCCTCTGGGCAAGACAGTCACATCGGAGGCGGCACAAACAACACAGCATCGGGAACACGAGCAACTGTGTTTAATGGAACGAACTGTACAGCGAGTGGCGCTGACTCGGGTGCAGGTGGCGATAGTGTCCTAAGCTCGGGCCAGTACAGCTTTTCGTGGGGCTATTCTCATAGTAACGCCGCTATGGCTGCGGTTGCCTTCGGGTATGATCACACGATAGGGTCAAATGCTTTTGGGGCAGCAGCATTTGGCGTGCAGCATACCCTCAATGGGCGGGACAGTTCCGCGTTTGGAACAGGTTGTCACGACAACGGTTCATGGGGCCTGCATCTTATTTCCGGATACAACAGCTCATCGGACGTAGGCCGCAGACAGAAAGCGATGTTGGTCTTACAGGCTGCAACCATCGATGCTACCCCACTAGCGTTCACTTATCCCGGCGGGGGTACAGTGAGCGATACTTCTGTTCTGAAAATCGGAAATACTGCATCCACCATTTATATAAAGGGACGGGTTACTGCACGAAAATCTCAAGCAGCCAATCAGCTTAAAGTATGGGATGTTGTAGCTGTCATCGGTAATATTGGTGCAGGGCATGTTTTGCTGGTGGACACGGTAACAGAGGTCTATGAAACCGCAGGTGCCACTGCGTGGGCAATAGCGGCAACTTGGGATGCGGCAAACAGGAGATTCACGTACACAGTAACCGGCGAAGCTGCGGTTTCTATCGACTGGGTATGTGATCTTGACATTCATTACGGTGCAATAGGGATCGTATAATCATGGCTATTCAGAAGAGTTTGCAGTTCAAAGGACTTGATGTGGGCAGCGCCTACATCGAAATCATCCACATCGGGCTGCATAAGGAAATACCTTCCAGCCACATCGGATATCGTGTGTGGACGGATGCGTCCAAGACGAACATGCTGGAAATGCGGGGCATAAACTTGCCCTACGACCCGGACATGACCGTCAAGAAGGCGTATCTCGCAATGAAGCAGATGCCCGGGTTCAGTAGCGCGGCTGATGTCTGACCAAGCGAACCTTCAATATAAATAGGCCATTACCCGCATTGGGCAGTGGCCATGAAGATTTCAATATCCGCCCCCAAGGGCACCGTCCCCCGCACATCTCCTTTGCTGATCCAGAAGGACTATGCCCAGGTCGCAGATAACTGCGATCTGCATCGTGGCGAGATCCGTCCGCTCAAGCGTCCGCTGCTGGCAACAACCCTTGCCCTGATGGGTGCATTCATCAAGTCGGTCTACCTCTGGCGTGTAGGCACTGGAGGCGATGATTACTGGCTGCGCTTCAAGGATGACGTCGACATCATCCGGTCACCCATTGCCGATGATGCCTACTCGCGCATCTATTGGTCTGGCGATTCGCGCATGGATGATGCGGTGCTGTATTCGTACACCCCGGCAATCTATACCGGTGGATCTGAATACCCGGCCAACTACTTCAAGCTCGGCATCCCGGCACCCACCAATCCGCCTACGGCCGTGATTGATGGCACGCCTCCGGAGAACACGAGCGATGAGGCCCGGTTTTATGTCTTCACCTACGTTGGCAAGCTGGGCGAAGAGGGGCCACCAAGCCCGGTATCCGAACGCCTGATCGTTGCCAGCGAAGGGGCATCGGTCGTCCTCACCAACCTTGTTGTCGATCTTTCCGCATCCACAGGGCGCGAGATTGTTGCCATCCGCATTTACCGTACGCTCTCGGGCAGCTATGGGTCTGCATTTCAGTTCGTTGCGCAGGTTGGCATTACCGGGGCGGCCTATACCGATACCAAGAACGGCACGGAGCTGGCAGAGCCCATCGTTTCGGAAACATGGGACCCCCCGCGGGTCGGCATGCAGGGCCTCGGCATTACCCAGCAGGGCGTCGCTTTCGGATTCCTCGGCAAGATCATCTGCTTTTCTGAGCTGTACAAGCCCTATGCCTGGCCGCGTGATTATGAGCTGACGGCATTCGATGATGTTGTTGCGATCGGCTATTACGATGCCCACTTCATTGTTGCCACGAATGGTCGGCCCGTGATGATCACCGGGATTGATCCTGCAACACTGAGTCAGCAGGAATTGCCCATCATCGAGGCATGCGTATCGAAGCGGTCAATGGTGAGTCTTGGCTATAGCGCAATCTATGCATCCCCAAACGGGCTCGTGATGGCTGCGGGATCGTCGGCACAGCTGGTCACCAATAGTCTGTTCACGAAGGAAGAGTGGGAGAAACTAAATCCGTCCAGCATTCACGCCTATGAGCATCGTGGCATGTACCTGTTCTTCTGGAAGGTGTCGGAAACGGAGAAGGGCGGCTTCATGTTCGACCCGAAGAACGTTTCAGACGGCATCCTGAGCACAGATCAGTGGTTCTCGTCAGGCAGCCGCGACCTTGCAACAGATACGCTGTATCTGGTTGGTGATGATGGCGAAGTCTTTGCCTGGGATAGTGGCGCACCATTGCCGTTCCGCTGGCGCTCAAAGCGATTCCGCATGAGCAAGCCAGTGCAGTACACCGTTGGGCGTGTGACGGCCGATGACTACGACGATCTGACTTTCCGTGTCTATGCAGATGGCGAGCTGCGCCATGAGCAAAGTGTGACAGGTCCGGGCGCATTCCGTCTGCCGCGTGAGGGCAAGGTAAAGCAGTGGGAGCTGGAGGTGTCCGGCACTTCATCCGTGCAAGAGATTGTTGTTGCTGAATCCATGACGGAGCTGCAGGAATGACCAAGGCACGGAAACGGATGCAGCTGCCCAGCATCAATGACACGAAGTCATTCCTGCAGGCAGTGAAAGACTCCCTGCAGGGGCTGATGGGTACAGGGCTGGACCGTGCACTGACTCCGAGCGATCTGATCGAGGGAGGCTTTGCCACACAAACGCCAGGCGGCGGTCTGGTGCCGGCGAATCCCAAGATCATGACCGTGCCCCCAAGAATCACCGGCCTGACAGCGGTAGGGGCGATGGACAACATCGTGCTCAACTGGGATGCCCCAGGGTATGCCAATCACGGATTCACTGAGGTCCTGCGCGCTGATGTGAACGACTACGGTCAGGCCTTTGTGATTGCCTCGCCTACGGGCAACTTTCATGTGGATGCTGTTGGCAGTGGCGTGATCCGGTATTACTGGGTGCGGGCCGTTTCCGATGCCGGCGTTATTGGGCCTGCCAATGAAGTCTCGGGCACCATCGGGCGCACTGGTCGCGACCCTACCTATGTGATGTCCATTCTCACCAGCAGCAAGTGGCAGCCGAACACTGTCTATGAGCCATACCAGTTTGTGGTCCCGACTGCGGACAGCAACTTCCGGTACATGTGCATTGATGGTGGCACCAGCGGCGATGCGGAGCCGACATGGCCTGTCGTTGAGGACGACACGGTTGTAGATGGCACGCTGGAGTGGAAGTGTGTTCCAAAGGACAAGCGTGTCCCGTTTGTGGTCGGTGAAGTGGAGGGGGAGCCTGCTGTCTTCCTCGATGCGGCCTACATTCGTGAAGCCTCCATCACCACGGCGATGATCAAGAGCCTTGCAGCCGACAGGATTGTCGCCGGCAAGCTGCAGGTTGGGCAGACGATTGAGGTTGGCTCGGCCATCTGGGCTGGATTTTCAGAGTACGGAAATCCGGACGGCGTGCCTGGCTGGTGGATGGGCACGCACGGGGGAAGCCCGGCATTCCATTTCTACACCAATGGCGAGGCGCCAGCGTATACCGCTCGCTACATCAGGTTTGATGGCGTTCGCATTGAAATGAACGTGGACCTGATGTCCAGTGCAGATGGCACATTCGATGATCTGCGCGTTGACAGTCTCGCAGCTGACCGTATCGCAGGGAGCGTGTGCGCCTTTTCGGAATACCTGACGCCGGCAACGGATGCGCCGCTCGATGATTCGCAAGAGTTCAATTACTTCCTCGCCAGAAACTACCCAGTGCGAACCACAGTTTATGCGGCATCTGCATACGGCATGATCGGTGCTGGCTTCATTCGTCAGGGGGTTTACGGTAACCGGAAGGCGACCACGGCGCTGAATACCGAAATGGTCCCTTACAACGAGAGGTCATTGAGTCGCACCAGATCCCATGCAAATGCCATTGGCTTCATGGCCAAAATATCGCGCCCTCCCATGGGGACGACCGTACTCAGTACCTGCATATTCAAAATCCTTGATAACAATGGCGGTGTTCGTGCCACGGTCAATCTGACCGGGAACAATATCACCAACAGGGTTAAGAACTGCCCAGCTGCAGGCGGAACCATTCAGGTGTCACTGACCTATGGCACCAATCACATCCTGATCGAATGTCTGGACGACAATGGATACCTGGGCTTTACCGAGGGGGTGAGGCTGAGGGCTACCTATGAGCAGTTCAATTACATCAACTACGGGTCTGGCTCTGACTTCGATCAGCTCGGGCAATGCGAAGTGTGGTTCCAGTTGGTCACCATTCCAAAGCCGATAGCAGATCCGGGTCTTCCCTTAACTGTCTGACCAGCTGCTGCATTGGCATGTTTGAGCCCTTGAGATTAAAGGGCTCACGCCATGACTATCGCGACCGAAGTTTGCAACAGTTACAAGACCGAAATCATGAAGGGCGTCCATGAGGATACGGACACCTACAAGATGGCGCTGTACACATCGGCGGCCACGCTTGGCAAGGCAACGACTGCCTACAGCGCAACCAATGAATCGTCTGGCACCGGCTATGTGGCTGGTGGCGTCACTCTGACTGGCTTCTCGGCAACGCTCAGTGGCGACACAGCGATGCTGGACTTCAATGATCCCGCATGGCCTGGCTCAACGATTACCGCTCGCGGCTGCTTGATCTACAACGCATCCAAGGGCAACAAGGCGATTGCCTCATTCGACTTCGGCGGCGACGTAAGCAGCACAGCTGGCACGCTGACCGTAGAGCTGCCTGTTGCAGGCGCATCTACCGCTCTGGTCCGAGTGACTTGATACCGTGGCTGATGGCATCGCGTATCCGTCTGGTGCTGCTGTCGCCTCTGTAGCAGGCGATATCGGTGCTGGCGTGATTTCGGCCATTGCCGGCATCGCTCTCGCCATTGCAATCAGCACTATTGGCGGGAGCAGCGCTGCTGCCGTGACTGGCGTTGAGGCCGTTGCTGAAGCAGGAACCATTGACGGCGCTGGCAACAAGGCCATCGGCCTGATCGGCATTGGCATGACGGCAGCTGCCGGCGATCCCATCGGGCATGGTAACGGCAAGGCCCGCATATCTGGCCGTGCACTGTCGATGTCACAAGGCTATCTGCGTACACCAGGCAATGGTGTTGCAACCCTCACCGGCATTGCGATGACGGCGGCAATTTCCCCTGTTCTCACGCATGTCTCAACCGTCCTGAAACGCATTGTGATGCGCACCGGAGGCGGGCAGGTGGCGGCCATCGGCCAGATCGGTGAAGTCAGGACTAGCGATGAACGACTGCAGGCATTGACCTGCACTGATGCCCCCATAGCTGGCATCACGCCAGATATTTCACATCTTGCATCACTCCGAGTGAATGACGCCCCCAGCGAGGCAGCACCATGAAAGTGTCCAACTATCTGCGTGGCCAGCCGGTCCGTCTTTCGGCAGAGGTGCGCAATGAGACAGGCGTCCTGTCTGATCCAACCACCCTGACGGTCAGCATCAAAAAGCCTGACGGGACGACACTGACAAAGGCCTACCCGGCCGATGCTGAAGTCATGAAAACGGGTCAAGGGTTGTATCACCTCGATTTCACGACAGTCCTGACGGGTCGGCATTATGTGCGGTGGGTGAGCACGTTGCCGAATGATGCGCAGGAAGGGCAGTTCATTGTGTCGGCAGGGGAGTTCTCAGCATGATTCGCGTGAAGCAGACGCATGATAGAGACCTGATCATGTCAGTGCTCGGGGATACCTCCGTGAAGCCGCTGATCCTTTCTGACGGCATCACTCTCACAGCAGAGGTTATTGAGGCCATCATTGAGAAAGGGCCTATTCTTGCAATTTACGATGGCGATGTCTTGGGGGGTCTTTTCTGTTTCACCGAAATCAACCCAGCAACCTATGAGATCCACACCAACCTGCTTCCGCATTGCCGTGGGCGGAAGGGCTTGGAGGCTGCACGCGAAGTCATTCTTTGGCTGTTTGCAAACACCATGGCCATCCGTGTTGTAACAAAGGTTCCCGTCTTCAATCCCGCAGCCAGGCGTTTTGCCATTGATGCCGGCATGTGCCCTGAGTACACCAGGACGAAGTGCTATGCCTATGGCGGCATTATGCATGATGTCGATTTTATGGCCTTCGGTATTCATTCATGGGTATGGCATCACTCCAACCACTTTGCCCAGCAGGGCAGTAAGTTTCATTCCCAGATCCATGACGTAA